AGATATAAATTATGGGTTGTTGGGATATATTTTGTTTTATTTGTGGTAATAATTGTAATAATTTAGGAGATAATAAAAAATTAAATTGGAAGATAGATTGTACACTATTATTAGCAAATAATGATGTTGTACATGATTGTGTAGAACAATCATGTAATGTAGATTTTCAAAATATAAAAACAAATGAAAGATATTCAGCAAATATATATGATAATGATATTGATTATTTTGATGATTATATAACAAATCAAGGTATATTTTTACATACTGATTGTTGGAAATATATTAAAAAAGAATACAAGATTGAATTACAATACAAAGATTTACCAATTTTTTATACAAATTTTGCATATGAACCAATAAAAATAGAATATGGTGATATTAAAAACTATTGGGGACAAGATTTAGATTATGAACAAATGGATTTAGATAAAAAAATATATATGGCGTATAGTCCATTAGAATCTGATAATATTAAAAATATTACAAGAATAAAAAAGATAGTATCGCAATTAAAATTAAAGAAAGAAATAAGAAAAGGACCAAGTGTATCTGCAACATTTTATCCAAATAAAAGTATTAAATTAGGTAATAATAATTTATTTTGGGAAAAGAAGAATGGTAAATGGGTAGAATTAAAAGAAAAACCAATTATTAAATTATATGAATTTAATCAAAAACCAAAAAATACTAAAAAAATTGAGTATACGCCACAAATCGGTCAATCTAATACGATTCCGTTATTTGTAAATAAGTTTTATATAAAAAATAAGAAATATTATATTGAATTTATTGGTTCTGAAAAGATGATAAATGAATTAGATATTTTTATTAATAAACTAATTAAATAATTAATTTACATATAAATATATAACATCTATATTTATATGCAATCAACACGTATTTTATCATGGGATGTTGGTATTAAACATCTTGCTTATAATTTATCTGAATATGTAGAAGACATTGAAACACATAAAATTAACCTTACCATAATACAATGGGGAATTATTAATTTATCTTTAGAAAAGTGTTCATTTTGTGACAAAGATGGATTTTATGACTATGAAGAAAAGTATTATTGTATGGATCATTGTAAAAAATTAAGAAATAAACATTTTTGTAATGTAGAAAAATGTTACGATAAGGCAAAATATAATATAGACATCGAATCAATGAATAAATATATGTGTGAAAAACATGGACCAAAATTATATTCAAATGATTTAGAAACACAATCATTAAAAGTAAAATTAATAGAAAAACTAGATTTAATGAAATTTGAACCATTTGTGTATTTATTAATAGAAAATCAACCAACATTTAAGAATCCAAAAATGAAAGCGATAGCGGATACATTATATGCATGGTTTTTAATTAGAAAAATTATTGATGAGAAGATATTATTAGTAAATAATATTAAATTAATATCCCCAGGAAGAAAGAATAAATTATTTTTACCAGATACAAAAGAAGATACAAAACAAGATACAAAACAAGATACAAAACAAGATACAAAACAAGATACAAAAGAAGATACAAAAGAAGAAAATATAATCAAAACTAAATTAACATATAAAGATGGTAAGAAAAAATCTATAGATTTAACATTATCGTTAATAACTGAAGAGTGGAAATTATTTTTAAATGAGTATTCAAAAAAGGATGATTTAGCGGATTGTTTATTACAGGGGTATTCATTTTATACAGATTTAATAGAAGAGAAACAAAAAGAAATTAGGAAGATAAATAGAAAACAGAAAGCGCAAGAAAAAAAAGATGAAAATGAAAAAGAAAAAGAAAATAAGAGAGAACGAAAAAACAAGAAAAAGGAAATTCAAAAATAATATATTAATTTATAATATGAGCTCAGTTGGATTTTTATGTATAATTTTAGGATTTTTATTAATGATATTTATAATTGCAAATGGTTTACTTGCAAAAGGAATGTTAATGTCTAAAAAACAAAAAATAAATATTTTTTTAGATGGTTATAGATCAATGACAAAAGAAGAAAAAGTAAAATTTATAAATGATTATAGTAAAAATGAAGATATAAAATCAATGTGTCAATTATTTAACTCATAATAATATATGGATAAAAATATATTATTAGGAATATTAATAACTTTAGGTTTAATATATGTAATATCAAATAATGTTTATAATCAATTTACATCATCATTTGAAAATTATGATAATATCGTACTATCAAAATATCATAAAAGGGAAGAAAAATCATATTATAATTGGTTTTTAGATTCTACAGTAAAAATAGTAAAATTATTACCAAAATTTAACACAGAAATAAATCTAGATAAATATGATAGTTATAATAAAACATTAACAAATATTGCATTATTAATTAAAAGAAAAGAAAAACAAGAAGAAAAACAAGAAGAAAAACAAGAAGAAAAACAAGAAGAAAAACAAGAAGAAAAACAAGAAGAAAAACAAGAAAAACCAAAATATACATTATCATCAATTTTTGAAACATTCAATGAACGTATAAAAGATATGCAAAATGCACCAACCAATGCACCAACCAATGCACCAACCAATGCACCAACCAATGCACCAACCAATGCACCAATCAATGCACCAACCAATGCACCAACCAATGCACCAATCAATGCACCAACCAATGCACAAACCAATGCATTAACCATTGCACCAACTATTGAAAATCTCTCAGGACCAAAAAATCAATCATCATCTATAGTAGAAAATATGTCAGTGCCAACACCGTCACCAACGCCGCAACCAAAACCATTATTTAATCAAGAAGCAGAATTTTCAATACAATTTATAGGAATAAACTTATTATTTTGGTTTGTATGTTTTGTAATTAGTGCTGGTGTAATATATGTAATAGTTCAAAATGGAGATGCTGTATTTAGACGTTTAGGATATAAAGACCTAGTAGATAGGACAATTTCAATAATACCTACAAATCAATCTTTATTACGAACAAGTGAACTAAATAGTATTGCGCCACCAGGTCAAACTATACATTATACTGGAGGATATGATATAAATCTTTATTCAGAATAAAAATGAAATTATTTTTCAAAAAATATTATATGAATAAAAAATTATTTAATGATTATTTTCCAATATTAATAATATTAATTTTAGGTTGTGCATATTATTTTATAAATGATAAATCAACAAATAAAACAATGATTGGAGGAGGATTTACACAAAAAGGTGGAGCGTATCCACCTGGTACACCATTTTTATTTCAAATGAGATATGTTATTTATTTTCTTTTTGTATTTTTTATTATTTTTATTTTATATTATTCATATCAATCATATTTAGTATCAAAAATTTCTTTTTTTGAAACAGGAAAAGCATTTTTAACATCATTTTCTGAAAGATGGCGTGATATCAAAAACAAAAAATATACAAAAAATGATCCTGAATATAAAGAATATAAAGAATTTGTAGCGGGTGCGGGTGTTGATTATGCACCATATACAAATTCATTTTGTACAATGTTTGCCCCATGCTCATGTTGTGGTATAGGTGATTATAATCCAAGTTTAGCAACAACTTCAGAAGCGAACAAAGCCGCTTGTGTAGGAGTAATTCCGGCTAAAATGAGTTAAATAATTATATAGAACATTAAATATATAATTATTTGATAAGTTTTTTTCAAAAATTAAATTATGAAAAATAGTAATTTATTTAAAAATTATCCAATATTAATATTAATAATATTATTATTAATTGCAATATATATTCATATACCTAATCCTCCAAATGTAATGAGAGGTGGGGCAGATAATGCTGAGATGATAAATAAAATGATTGAAAAAGCAACCATATATAAAAATACAATTGGTCATCCAATTATGCAATGGGTAACATTAGTAGTATTTATAATATTAATAATATGTGCATATTATGCATGTTTAAAATCATTTGCATGGACTGGATCACCCGCTCTTGAACCAGTTGGATTAGGTATTAAAGGATTAAAACAAATGTATACAATAAGTGGTCCAGGATTCTTAAAAAAATTCTATCAATTAACACAAGATACATTAGTATTAAAAAATGCAGGGGGTGATGCGGGAAAACCTGTATATCCAGATGATATGGAAGAATATAAAAATAATATAGTAGATTTTAAACAAAGTATGTTAACGCAAATCAAAATATTTTGTAATGAAGCGGTACCATGCAATAATTGTGCATGTCCTGGTGCAGAAAAAGATCCAGCAACAATGGATTTATGTAAACCTAAACCTAATGATGATAAAGGTGGAAAACAAGCATCTGCAATGCGTAATGCAAATGCGGGTGCAGCAGAAAAATTTATGGGTATTGTACCTAAATGTTGTTGTTTGACAAAAATTCAAACAGGAGAATGGAAATCTGTAGCAGATCTAAATGATGCTGAAGATTATACTAATACTGATTTATGGACAGCGACACCGGTTTATTCTACTAACAGACCACAAAGTCAAGGTTATACACCATATAATGTATATACATGGAATGATACTCCTACAAATCAAAGTAAATTAACTACAAATCCACCTGAACCAAATGCAATATTACATGGTTGTGATGTTTCACCTGCAGCATTTAAACAAGCATCTACTACCTCACCTGATATAGTAACTGATAAAGATCAATTAACTAATGGTAATCCTCAAAAACCTGAAACAAAATGTGAATGCAAAGATGGTGATCCAACATTAAACTATTATGCTCAAATGAATAAAAGTGTAATAAATGTACCACCACCTGTTAATAAATTAAAAGCAAATTTATTTGCTAAATGGGGTAAACTAGATACTCCCGTTGGTAGTGGTGCAACAGAAAAATCATACCGTTTGAAAGTAGGAGATCCTGGTCTATCAGCATATACTTTTCCTGATGAATATTATACTGATAGTACCAAAACAGTGTTTAAAGATTCATCTTTAGATACTACATCTAAACCTGGTGTAAAATATATATTAGCACCAATAGCAGATCCTGCCAGTACCTCAACACCGCCAAAACTAATAGGCAATACTTCTAAATGGACACTAGCGGAATTATCTGATTCAACTGGTATATTATACAATACAGGTGCAAAATATATGGTAGATAATAACACTGGAAAATATATGTATTTAAATCCTAATTCAACATTATTAACACCATCTGTATCTATACCTCCAGCAGATTTTGCATCTGCTGTTAAATTACAACTTGATGTATTAAAAACATTAATTAATGCTCCCGTCATTGCACCATTTTATGGTGGAATATATAACTATTTATTTCCTGCTAAATAATAATATAATTAATAAATTATATTATTAAATTAATATTCAACATTGTTCTTCTTATAAATAATATTATATCCAAATTCTTTTGTAATATCATCTTGTAATAATTTAATTGAATTATATTTCGTATCACTATTCCAAATTTTAATAATTGTAGTATTTGAATTTCTTAGATTAATCGATAATCCTGTAATAATTTTTTGTTCATCTAATTTAGGATCTTTAAACATATTCTCACCTAGAATTCTAGATGCAAGTTTTTGCCAAATTAAAAAATTACGAGATGTTTCTGTTAATTTAATTGACCAACAACCACCGTCTCTATTTCTAGGATCTTCCCAAATAGGATTTACACCATCACGCATTAGGAAAAAATTTTGATTATTAATACCACCAATATATTCAAAATTATTGTGTAAATCCCAATAATCTCTTATTGTATTTATTGTAAATATATTACGATATCCAGTAGTCTTCCAATTATCTAATTCATGATGATACCATAGATGCCATGGAGTATTAAAATGATATTTAGAAGAATCTACAATTTCTAATTGTTTTTGTATTTTTGTAGTCATTCTATTATAATAAATATCATAGTCTTTTTATATACTTTTATCAATTTTTATAAATAGAATATAAATAAATAAAGATATAAAATTGATAAATAAAATATTTAATTTAAAAGTATAACTAGTATAAATAAACAAAAAGAATAGTATGACAGAAAGATTTGATGAAATCACAAACATTGATCGTATAGAATTTACGTTATATGGAAATGGTGAAATCAAACGAGCGTCTGCTATCAATGATACTTATGGAATTAATATTGCAGAAACATATGATTTAATGGAACCTAAAAGAGGTGGTTTAGTTGATCCAAGATTAGGAACAGCAGATAGTACAATTTTATGCGCCACGTGCGGAATGGAATATAAAAATTGTCCAGGACATTTTGGACATACAGAATTAGCGGAACCAGTATATCATCTTGGATTTATGGGAACAATAAAAAATATTTTAGGTTGTGTATGCATTAGATGTTCAAAATTATTAATTAATAAATCAATTGATGATATTAATACTGTAATTCGTAATAAATATGGAAAAGTAAGATTTGCAGAAATAAGAAAATTAACATCAGGTATTAAATACTGCCAAAGACAAGATTATGCATGTGGATCACCTGTACCAATTATTACTAAAAAATTATCAGCAACATCTGGAATTATTCAATTACAAGCGGAAACAGAATTAACTGGTGTAACAGAAGAAGATGGTGGTAGTGAAACAGGAAAGAAAAGAATCATTGAAGTATTAAAACCAAAAATTATTTATAATATTATGAAAAATATTTCAGATTTGGATTATCAGATTATGGGATTTGATACGGCAAAAGCGCGCCCTGAAGATATGATTATTATTAATTTTCCAATTCCACCTATTGCAATTCGTCCACCTGCAAAAAGAGATTTTTTATCAACTACATCTTTTGAAGATACATTAACTCATAAATTAGCGGATATAGTAAAAAGTAATATTAAAGTTAGAAAAATATTAGATAAAGAATCTTCTGCAAATACAGGCGAGGATGTTAAATATAGTGAAGATTACATTCGTAATTTACAGTATCATATTGGTACATATTATAATAATGAAGATATAAATTTACCAACGTCTCAACAAAAAACAGGAGGTCGTCCTACCAAATCAATTGCAGAAAGAATTTCAGGTAAAACAGGTCGAATTCGACAAAATTTGAATGGTAAGCGCGTAGAAGGATCAGGTCGCGCAGTAATTACATCAGATCCGTCTATTGGTATTGATGAAGTTGGAATTCCATTAAAAATTGCAATGAGTATCCCTTTCCCAGAAGTAGTTACCCCAGAAAATTATGAAAATTTAAATAAATTAGTAAAAAATGGACGTGATGTATATCCTGGAATTATTAAAATTATTAAAAAGAATGGTGTTGTATATGATATTCGTTATAGAAATCGCCCAATTAAATTACAATATGGAGATGTAGTAGAAAGAAATTTAATTGACGGAGATTATGTATTATTTAATCGTCAACCTAGTTTGCACAAACTAAGTATGATGGGACATAGAGTAGTTGTAACAATGAACACTAAATTTTCTACATTTAGAATGAATCCATCCGCGTGCAAACCCTATAATGCTGATTTTGATGGTGATGAAATGAATATTTTTGTTCCTCAAACTATCCAATCCGTAGTAGAATTATCAATGTTAGCGAATGTAACAAATTTAATTGTATCACCTAGAAATACAGAACCGATTATTGAATTACGTCAAGATGGTGTATTAGGTGCATATCTATTTACAGAATCAAATCAA